ACAGTTAGAGTTCAGAACGGCTGCCTTCTTATCACAAGACAAAGTAGCAATAAAGGAGATTAAAGATGGATTTGATGTACATGCATACACTGCTTCTGTTATTACGGAATCAGGTCAGAAGACTTCTAGGCAAGAAGCCAAAGCCCATACCTTTGCACCTCTCTATGGAGCAACAGGATTTGGGAGAACGTCTGCTGAAGCGAAATATTATGAACAGTTTACACAGAAGTACAAGGGAGTGGCATCGTGGCACTCTAAGTTGGCGAAGGAAGCTCTGAATACAGGTATGATAACAACACCATCAGGTAGACAGTTTTCTTTTCCTGATGTACAGAGAAGAAGAAATGGAACTGTGTCACATTTTACACAGATAAAGAACTATCCTGTGCAGTCATTTGCTACTGCTGATATAGTTCCAATCATACTTGTTCACATTCAAAAAGAGCTTGACAGGTATAAATCATGTGTGGTAAATACAGTACATGATTCTATAGTAATTGATATTCATCCTAGTGAGGAAGAGAGTGTTTTGAATATTATACGTGACACAAATAAGTCATTGAATAATATAATTAATTTAGAGTTTGGTATAGACTTTGATGTGCCTCTTTTACTTGAGGCAAAAATTGGTACTAATTGGCTTGACACCAAAGATGTATCGTGATATAACTATGGTTCTTTTGAAAGGAGAAAATTATAAATGACAGATTTAGTTACAATTAACACCGACAGTTATGCTACTATGGCGAAGGCAATGGGCTTGCCTACTAGCACTGTTGAGAAAAAGGCTAACACCTTAAACAGATTTAGAATATGGCACAATCCTACTATGGGTATAGGGGAAGCTAATGGTAAGTCTGTTAAGATGGAAGTCGTTGAGGGTGGTCTGTATAGACTAGAAATACCAGGTGACCCTAGCACTTTTTATTTTTCTGAAAAGGTAGAGTTTAGACCCTTCTTACAGAGATTTATGTACAAGAAGTTTAAGCAGAATCGCAATGCGAAAGATGGAGAAAAGCAGGGTGGTTATGTTAAAACAATAATGGCTGATACATTAAACATTGACCTTAAAGATGATGATGGCACTTTTAACTGTGGCAAGCCAACAGGATATGTTAAAGACTTTCAATCATTACCTGAAGCTACAAAGAAGCTGATAAAAGAGATTAAAAGAAACAGAGTTGTCTTTGGTCTTGTAAAGTTGATTGACCCTGTAAAAGGTATTGATGGCACAGAGATTGCTGATTTACCTGAGTATCCTGTGATATGGGAGATAGAGAATAGAGATGCTTACAAAGCTATTGGTGATGTCTTTTCTAGATTTGCTAAATCAGAAACTTTACCACTTCAGCATATTATAAAGTTGGATGGCACAAAAGAAAACAAACTTAATAATGGTGGTAGCTTCTATACTCCAATAGTTCAGCTAGATACAACTAATAAAATTGAGATATCTGATAGTGACCATAAAACATTTGGAGACTTCTTAGATTGGGTAAAGAACTACAATGATGGTATCATAAGTAAATGGGATACTAAAGTTTCAGAAAGACAAGATGAAGTGTCAGAAGAAGATATGGAAACTATAGAAGACTTTATTGATGTAGAGATAGATACTGATGTTAAGCAATAATGCTTTTAAAGCACATGGTATTAACTATCTTTCACCAAGTAGTATAAATACATACATAAGTGACCCACCCATGTGGGTCGCTAGATATTTATTCAAAGTTAAATCGCCAAGTGGTGCAGGTGCAGTACGAGGTATTGCAACAGAACATGTACTTGCTAACAAATATAAAGAAGGTACTTTTGATTACAAAATGCTTGACTTAAAATTTATTAGTTTGTGCACAGAATCAATGGTTGATTTAGGAGATAAAAAAGCAGAAAAAGAAAGGAGTACTCTAGAGAAGTTTGGAGAAGTTATAGATAAAAACTTTAACTATGAAGACTTAGAAGACTATCAAGAAAAAGTTGAAGTACAACTAGATGACTTACCTGTGCCTATTATGGGTTATATAGACTTTAGATTTAAAGATAAGATAGTAGACTTAAAAACATCTACAAGGATGCCTACACAGCCAACTGAAGCACAAAAAAGACAGATGGCTTTGTACTCTATGGCATATCCTAAGAATAGTGTGGACTTATTTTTTGCTACACCAAAAGAGCATAAAGTATTCACACTTAAAAATTTGACTTCTTATAAAAAGCAACTTGAAAAGGTTGCCTATAGTATACAGAAGTTTTTGTCTATCAGTGATGATAAACATGAGTTAGCTTCTTTTGTTTATCCTAACCTTGACTCTTGGATGTGGAATGGTAAGATGAAAGAAGAAGCGAAGAAAATATGGAGTGTAAAATAATGGCAGATAAAAAGCTAGATGAGCTAAAAGCTAACATTGAAAGCATGGAAAAAGAGTTAGCAGAAGCTAAGAAAGCCTATCGTGAAATGAAAACGAAAGGTTTAAAGGATGCTATGGAAGCTAAGAAATTAGCAGACGAAGCAGTAAAGGAAGAGTTAAAGGCATTGGGTTATACATATAACACTAACTCATCTTATTCTGAATGGAATCCATTTACAGGGTGGAGAACATTTCTGTAGTAGCATCGCATAAGGCACGTAGAGATGCCATAAAGCATGGGTATAGGAGTGGCTTAGAGCATAAGTTATCCCTTTATCTTAAAGAACATAAGTTTAAGTTTGCTTATGAAGCTATTAAGATAGAGTGGGAAGATTTGTTATATCGCACCTATACCCCTGACTTTATATTAGACAATGGTATAATTATAGAAACTAAAGGTAGGTTTTTAGCATCTGATAGACGTAAGCATTTAGCTATCCAAAAGCAACATCCTAAGTTAGATATTAGATTTGTTTTTACAAATAGTAGAGTTAAACTATATAAAGGCAGTAAAACTACATATGCACAGTGGTGTATAAAACATAAATTTAGATATTATGACAGAATAATACCTGAAGATTGGCTTAAAGAAAAGGGTAAAAACAAACACCCAACTTTCATAAAGTTTGTTGGTAAAAAAATAAGGAGATAGAATATGAAAAGATACGACAATCAAGGCAATCATTTCTTCATAGAAATTATACCATCAATAGATAAAAAAGGTTATTGGGATGGAAGGTTTGAATTAGCCATACAAGTTAGAAAGGCTAATATAGACGATGAAAGCTATTGGGAGTTAGAACACTTATGTCAATTAGCTTGTGCAAGTCTTACACTGATGCAACAAGATACTAAGATAAGAGATATTACTGAAACATTTTTAAATACCCCTGAAAATGATGATATCAAAATGCCTTTACCTGTTGACAATGTCACAGGTAATGTGATAAAAGTTAACTTTGATAAAAGTTAATAGATGGAAAGGTATATGGATTACATGATTAGGAAATTACAGGAAGCAGAGCAAAGAAAAGAAGATATGGTCAATCATCCTGCTCATTACAACAAAGCAGGTATTGAAACTATTGATGCTTTACAAGCAATGTTAACAGATGGTTTTGATTATTACTTACAAGGAAATATAGTTAAGTATTTGTGGAGATATAGATACAAGAATGGTATAGAAGACCTCAAGAAAGCACAATGGTATTTGAATAAACTTATAGAGGTCTGCGATGGTAAAAGTTAATATGATGCTATCATTAAGAGTTGACCCTGACGAGTACCCTATGCCATCAGACGGAAGATTAGATACTGAACTAGAGGATTATATTACAGACTTAGTCCATGAGATAGAAGGAGTGAAAATAACCAATATAAGAATTACAATGGAGAACAAGAATTATGATTAACAACTATTTACCAACAGACTATCAGAACTTCATAGCACTCTCTCGCTATGCAAGATGGAAAGATGATGAACAAAGAAGAGAGAATTGGGGAGAGACTGTAAGCAGATACTTTGATTACATGACTAATCATCTTAAAAAGAATCATAACTATGATGTAACAAAGGCTCTTAAAAACAAACTTACAGAGCAGATAATGAACTTAGGTGTTATGCCTAGTATGAGAGCTTTAATGACATCAGGACCTGCTTTAGATAGATGCCACGTTGGTGGCTACAATTGTAGCTACATACCTGTAGATAGCCCACGTTCATTTGACGAGTGTATGTATATACTTATGTGTGGTACAGGTGTAGGTTTCTCTGTTGAACGTGAGAATGTTGACAAGTTACCTATTGTCAATGAGCACTTTGAGGACAGCACTACTATCATCAAAGTTGCAGACAGCAGACCCGGTTGGGCACGAGCACTACGAGAACTTATATCTTTATTATATGTTGGACAAGTCCCAACTTGGGACACCACAGAAGTCAGACCTGCAGGTGCTAGACTAAAGACATTTGGTGGTAGAGCATCAGGACCTGCACCACTTGAAGAGTTATTCCGTTTTTGCATAGCTAAGTTTAAAGGTGCTAAAGGCAGAAGACTCTTTCCAATTGAGTGTCATGACATTATGTGTAAGATAGGCGAGGTAGTTGTTGTAGGTGGTGTACGTAGGTCTGCTCTTATTTCTTTATCTAACTTAGGCGATGACCAAATGAGACATGCTAAGTCAGGTCAATGGTGGGAGAATGAAGGGCAGAGAGCATTAGCTAACAACTCTGTAGCATTT